GGAACAAACTTGGGAAAGTTTGCACTTTGATCGCGGTTATCAACATTTGTTGAGAGGTAAACAAGGCGGTTGGATTCTTCCCGGGCAAGCTTCAGGCTTTGGCCCAACGTCGCAGCAAAACAACAACACCATCTACGACACGAACGTGTACGGTTCCAAGGGCGACATCATCGTATCCGCCCTCTCCAGAGAAGTGCCGAAGGTGGAATTCTTCCCGGCCAACCCAGATTACGGGCCAGACATTGTGGCTGCTGAAGAGGCAGACAGTTTCAAAGAGATTTGGGCACGAAATAACAACCTTCATGCGTTGCTCGTAGATTGCGCACGCATCATGTGGAACGAAGATCGAGTACTTGCTTGGACTCGCTATGAATTGAACGGTCAGCTCTACGGTTTTGAAGGTGGAGACGAAGACGACAATGCCCCAGTCACAGCAGAGGACATACTGAATCCGCCCGAGGATACACCTACAGGCCAAGAAGGTCTGGAGGAGTTTCGTGAGCAGACAGAATCGCCCTTGGGAGACGAAGACGAAGAGGGAGCGGTCCCTGAAGAGACCGAAGAATACATCGTTCCTCCAGCAGAGCCCATAAAGAAATCTCGTGGTAGGGAAGTCACTACGCTCCACGGAAAGTTGGATCACAAAGTTCCAATTGCTGTGGACTTCATCAAGGACATGCAGTTTGTGAAGTTGTACGAAGACCTTGACGTAGCGATTGTTAAAGCGAAATACCCGTGGATTGCCGATAAGATCAAGCCGGGTTCAGATAACAACACAGAGACAGAATTGGACAGAATTGCTCGTGAAAACACGAGGCAGGCCGTCCTCGGCGCTTACGTGACTGGTGACTCTTTACAGAGACACACGGTCGTATCGCATACGTGGTTTCGTCCGTCAATGTTCATGGACGAAAAGGTGAATGATCAGGTTCGTGCTGAACTTTTGGAAGCGTTCCCCAACGGGTGCCTACTCGTTAAAGCAGGAGCGAACTACGCATACTCGAAGAACGAGAGTATGGATGCTCACCTAGCAATAGGTCACCCATTCTCAGGCAAAGGCCAGAACCGGCGCGCTCTCGGAACGTCTCTGATCTCCATCCAAAAGAGGATCAACGATTGGGTTGACCTCCAAGACAGTTTCTTCAAGAATACGGTGCCAAAGAAGTGGATGAATGCCGAAGCATTCAACATGGACGCCATACAAAAACAGAATAATGTTCCCGGCAGCATCGGTCCCTTTCAACCTCAGCCCGGGCTTACTACCATGGATCAATACATCATGGTCGAGCCTACCCCGCAGCCGCAAAATGCTCTGGGCGATTTTATCAAATGGTTCATCACCACTCTTTCAGAAGAGATCACTGGTGCACTCCCAAGTTTGTTTGGGGCGGCGACTGGTGAGAATACGGTAGGTAACGCGGTAATCCAGATGGATCAGGCACTCCAACGTATAGGGTGCCCATGGAACAACATTCAAGACATGTTTGCAGAATGCGCGCGTCAAGCAGTAGGTTGCGCGGCAGACTGTAGAGATGGAAAGAAAATTTCACAGACACTACCGGGTAGAGGAAAGGTTACAGTCAACACCTCCAACCTCGCCGGTAAGGTTCTATGCTTCCCCGAGGCCAACCCAGCATTCCCCGAGTCTTGGAATCAGAAGGAAGCGAAGTTGATCAAGATGATTGACGCAAGTACGCAGAATGAAGCAATTAGACAGTGGTTGTTCTCGCCGTCGAATTTGCCTATACTGCAAAGTGGAATACGTCTGAAGAAATTCAAAGTCCCCGGCGCGGACTCAATCACTAAACAGAAGGGGGAGATGGAGTTGCTATTGAGGTCAGGACCAATGCCCAACCCGGCTGTGCTGCAGATACAACAAGTACTGATGAAAGCTGCAGAACAGATGCAACTTGCACAAAAGCAGATGCAACCTGTACCGCCAGAAAGCATGGCTATGGTGCAGCAGTTGCAGAAGCAGATGCAGGCTATGCCTCCACAAGTGAGTACTCTACCTGTTGCGCAGGATGAAAGCGAAAATCACGCAGTGGAAGCTGGTGCTTGTTTTGATTGGATAACAAGCAGTGAAGGTCAGGGTTTTAAGTATGGACCTCCCGAGCAGCGTGCAGCATTTCAAAATCTGCATCTTCATTGGAGTGAACATTTAGCTATGGCAAAGAAGATAGCACTTGCAAATGCTCCTCCAAATAAACCGCCTTCTGAAAGCATCAGTTTGGACATAAGCAAGATGCCTACACCCGTTGCTATACAAGCTCTCGCAAAGATGCAAATAAACGCGAGCCCAGCTGATTTCCAACAGCACAACGCAGAGCAGTTGAACACCGCAGTACAGAAAAAAGCTATACCCGCTGCATTAGCGGATCACGGTAAGCAACAATTAGAAGTACCTCCGAGACAGCTTCGGAGATAAGAAATCTCAGACCTTGATCAGTCTGGGCTAGCGTATGGGGAAGCCCGAAACTTCCCCTGCGCGACCTTTCGGGAGGTAAAGATGATAGTTTATTTGATTACCAATAAAGTGAATGGAAAGCAGTATGTAGGTCAAACTACAAAAACTGTAGAAAAGAGATGGGAAAAGCATCTAGAAAATGCAGATTTAGGTATTAAGTTTCTAATCTACAAATCCATAAGAAAGTATGGTGCAGAAAACTTTTCTCGTGTCATACTTCACGAATGTGAAACCAAAGAAGAGATGGATTTCGTGGAGATGTTCTACATTGCACTACTGAGTACCAAAGCACCAAATGGGCACAACTTAACAGACGGTGGAGAAGGCCAATTTGGACGTAGACTTTCAGAAAAAGCTATACAAAAAATGAGAGATGCGTTTACGGGGAAACCAAACCCTAAGAATTCCGAGCATCTTAAGAAGAACCCAAGACCAAGAAACCCTGTAAATGGCAGATTGTTAAGCGACAACGAAATAGCCACAGGAAATTGGGACACTACACCGGCAAAAGCCTCTGAAGAGACTCGTCTAAAGATGAGTAAAGCACATGAGGGTTTTAGACATACAGAGGAATCAAAAGCCAAGATGAGAGGAAAACGTGGCCCAAGAAAAAGGTAAGAAATTGGTTTGTCTCGTACAAAGGCATGGAAGTACAATTTTGAATGAAAGTAATTCCTTCCGTGCGCGAATGGACCCTCCCTTAGATGAACAAGGAGAGCAACAAGCTCAGGATGCTGCAGAAAATCTAAGGAACGAAGGGATAAGCCCGGAACGTATAGTCTCCTCTCCTATGCTCAGGGCAGTGCAAACAGCAGATGCATTTGCAGAAGAATTTGGGTTAGATGTAGAGCAAGATAGGGCTCTTATAAGTTGGAATCTTGGATTTCTTTCGGGAAAAGACAGAGACGATTACGGACCAATTCTTGAACTTTATGTGGACAATCCAAAGTTGACCATTCCTGATGGAGAGCCTTTAGTGGATTTAGAAGACCGCACATTTGAATACTTTGACAAAGAATTGAAGAAAGATAAATTGACGGTTTTCATAAGTCACAATTCCAACATTGTAACATTAGAATCTTTAATCGCTGGAGACAAAGTAGGAAGACCAGAATCCTCAGAGACATCAGTGCAGCCGGGAGGTACTATGGCTGTCTATGTAGATGATTCAGGAAAATATACCACAGAGGTTCTTTTTGGCTCAGAGAAGAAAGCAGAACTGAGTAGTTAGGGAGTTAGTAATGAATGACTGTCTAGTCTAAGAATCCCAGACTTCAAGTCTGGGAGCATCAATCAGAAGCAAGAATAGCAAGACTCCTCCAAGCAGCCGCGACTCTTTACACGAGCGGCCACGTACGGGAGGATGCAGTGCACGTAGCTCTACAACTGGAAGCACAGGTTGTTGCTGCGTTAGGCTCAGAGAAAAAGACTCAAGGAGAAGTGACTCATGTCAGATGAAGCAGGAGTTTTAGATTTTACAGGTGTAGATTTAGCAGCCACAGCCTCAGCAGACGCTTCGGTAGTGACCTCAGAAATTACAGAAACCCCAACGGTAGAAACGCCAGCAGCGGAGACACCAGCAGTCGAAGTACCGACAGATGCACCCAAAAAAGATCAGAAGACTCAGTATGATAGTTCTGGACAACCTGTTGAGAAGACCGAAGCCGATAAAGCAGAGGATGATGGTAAAGAGTTTGGAGAAAAGACTCCGCAAGACGTACGAAAAGCATTGTCTGCCTTCAAGAAGTCTTCTCCAGAAGCGGCAAAAATGTCCGCTCAACTTCATGGTAGCTATGAAAGATGGGAAGCAACCAAGGCAATTTTCCCTGGTGGCGTCAATGAGATCAAAGCAGCCAAAGAATTCATGGACCTCGTTGGCGGGCACGAAGGGCTAGAATCGCTTTCAAATGTGAAGGCCAATGCGGAAGCCAGTGACGGCAAGTTGTACGCTGGTGATCCTCAGTTGATCAAGGATATCGAAGCAGACCTGAAGGCACAAGGCAAGAATGATGCATGGGGAAAATTAGCCCCTGCCTTCTTGGATGCAGTGAAGGCCAACGATGAAGCCGGATATAAGGCGGCTTTTGCTCCACATTTCGTGGCAGGTCTGGACTCAGCTAATCTGCCGGGAGCACTGAATTACCTAGTGAAGTCGTTGAATGATCCAGACCCAGCCAAGGCAGTTGCTGCGGCTAAAGAAGCTGCATTAGACATCAAGGGTTGGTATGACAAACTTTCAGCCGAGAACAAGAAGGCTAAGGAGAACGTCGTATCCCCCGAGCGCAAGCAGCTCGATGAGGAACGAGCAGCTTTCTTTAAACAGCAAGAAGAATTCAAGACCAACCAGACGACAGAATTCAAGAACAGCGTTGCCAAGAGTTGCGAGAGTGTCAACAACAAGACCCTCGGTGCATCACTAGGCTCTTACTTGAATATGCCGTTCTTCAAAGGCTTCGGGCGTGAAAACCTGATGCCTCTGGGCAACACCATCAAGGCTACTCTGTACGAAACCCTCAAGGCCGACAGCGCTTATCAGGCGCAGATGAAGGCCATGTGGGGCGCAAAGACTCCTGATCGCGCTAAGATCGAGGAGTACCACAAAGCGAAGGTGGATTCTATTTCAGAAGACCTCGTACGTGGGGTCGTACAGAAGATGTACCCCGGGTACGCTAAAGGCGGGGCAGCAGCGGGCCGCGTATCAGCTAAGGCAGAAAAGACAGCTACAGCAGCCAAAGTGGACGCTAAGGCAGTAGCTACCAACAAGCCGGTGTACGTTGCACAGAAGCCCGGTCGAGACATGCTCGATATGGACCACGTTGACAAGAACGGAAAGTCCGATGCAGTCATGGAAATGATTGCAGGCCGAGGGTTCCTCAAGGGCTCAGGCAAATGGATAACCTGGCGTAAGTGATTGAAAATACAGGACTTATAACCCTGTACTAGAGTTGGGAGGTGCACGAACACCTCCCTGCTCAACCTTTTCGTGGAGGAATCAATGTTTGGAATAATTTACAGAATTACCAATGCCGAAACAGGTATGGAATACGTAGGACAAACCGTGCAATCCCTTAGAGAACGCTGGGTAGAGCACATGTCTCATGCTCGGCAAGTAAAAAGCCAATCCTATATGTCTCGGGCTCTTAGGAAGTACCCGATTGAAGCATTCGTTGTAGAGTCGATTCACGAGTGTGAATCCCAAGAAGAACTGGATTTTGTAGAAACCTTCTACATTTCCCTACTCAACACTAAGGCTCCCAATGGGTACAATTTAGCAGACGGCGGTGGAGGAGTTTCTGGGTGGCAGAATGGCAAAGGAAATGTGCCCACCGAAGAGACGAGAAAAAGACTCAGTGAGGCTGGAAAAGGCAACACAAATGCCTTGGGTAAAAAGTATTCAAAAGAGTTTTGTGAAAAGATTAGCGTAGCCTTGAGTAAACGGGTGCGCAAGGAAGAATCGTATAACACTCCGAAATGTCTAGAGAAAAGAAAGAACTATAGACATGGGAAGGAAGCAAGGGCCGCTATTAGCGCAGGGCTTAAGGGAAAACCTTGGTCTGAAACAAGGCGCGCGGCACAAAGAGTTTAGAACTGAACTAAACATCATGTACTTTCTGATTGGTCCCTACAAGACGATAAACTGGAGCAGAAAGTGCTTGATGCACAATTTGATGGCTCAGCACGGCACTACGGAAACCTCAGAATTTTTCGTAGGTGACTATATATCAAAGGAAATAATTTTATATGGCACTATTAGAGGCTTAACAACAGTGGGCCTCATTAAATTCAACCTGATTGACTCGAACGCTGAAATGCCAACGAGGGCGAACCTGCAAAGGACGCTGAGAGACTAAGCGGTTGAACTCCTACGGGAAGATGCAATAGTCCGAACTCACAGGAACACAACTGTGAGAGGTTAGCAGAAATGACTAACCCGTACGTAATACGTAACAACATGGCTGTTGAAGCAGTCGAACTAGACGCTACCCAATAGCAAAGGCGTCTACAATTCCTTATTGAAAAAAGTTTGCTAAGGAAATCCCTAAACAAAATTGGGGATTAAAAACCCACTCTGATTGACTTGAAACCTGAAACGGCAACAAGGGGCAAGCGAAAGCAGCCTGAGAGACTAAGCGAGAGGGGCGTCCACAAGACGCATGCGATAGTCCGTTCTCATGGGAACAACAACCATGAGAGGTTGACGGAAACGATCAACCCAGAACACAGTAACAAGTAAGGATTTGGTTTTCCATGGCACAACCGCCTATAGCCTTTTCAAGGCAGAAGCAACATCTATCCCCGTGTCCAACCAGTCAAACGCTGGTGGCACCGTCCGTGCATCATTCCGTGTGCCTTTCCGTGTGCAGTCCGGCGCGGCAATCTCACAAGGAACTGGTAACGCTGACGCTATGGGCCGTGGCACTGGCTCGCAGTGGGCATCGTTCGCGCTGGCACCCGTTTATCTGTTCAACGTGTAAATTTCATGCGCGTTTAAAAGTTGTCCGTATCGGTGAAACCCTAGCATTTCATGAGGTAAATATGAGTGTAGAAAATACCGAGGTAAGAAGTCAGAGTTTATCAGAGTTGCAAATTGGATACCTCGCAGGAATCATGGACGGAGAGGGATCAATCACTTTCGTGTACCATAAGTGCAAGACGAATGTGAATGTTCTGTATTCTCCTGTCGTGTATATATGCGCGGTGGCAAACTCCAATCCACTGATAATCCAAGCTGTCGAATCTCTTTTGAAGAACCTTCCTATTAGGTACAAAGTGTACTCACCTAAGCAGGAATGGAACAAGAAAGCAAAGAAGAAACCGTACGCCATTCATTTGATGGGTATGAATTCTGCTAAGCATTTCTTAAACGTCATCTGTAAGCACCTCAATGGCAAGAGGCAGCAAGCGGAGTTGGTACTTGAGTATCTGGAACGCAGAGAAGAAGGTCAACGAGTAAAATTCATGACGGAGAGAGATTGGCAAATCATCCACACTGTTCGAAATATGAACAGGAATTATGGTGCTGACTTTACCGTAGAGACTAAACGACAACCTTCGCTAACGGGCGAAGAAGTTATAGTCCGAACTGTATAGTGATGTACAGAGGGAGCAGAAATGCACTCCCCGAATGTCATTACTTATTTTTAAGTGATTACATTTAGTAACAATTTGGTGAAATCTCGTGGTTAGCTCAGGCTTCCACGGATAGCAAGCAGAAGGGTCTTTTTGCCGTTAAGTCCAAAGCTTTGGCGGCTGTTGCAGGCAAATAAAAGCAACAAAAATTCGCTATATCGGGGAACCTCTGGTATACTATGATTAGTAAATCAGACAATCCCGAGGGAAGATAGTAATGACAAAACAGTCGAAGTTTTCGTACCTAGCAGGTTTCATGGATGGGGAAGGTTCCTTCTCTATCGTCAAAACCTTCTCTGTTCAAAGAAAACGGGACGGAAGTAAGCAGAAATACGTAACCTACAAATGTATGGTTTCAGTCACCAACACACACAAAGGTGTTATGGACTGGATCGCCAAGACTTTTGGTGGAAAAGTTCTCACGGGCAACAATGAGAACAGAAACCCCAAGTACAAGACTAGGTATTCGTGGTTCAGAACGAGCCACGAGGACATTGAAAAATTTACGTTAGGAATTCTGCCTTACCTCATTGTTAAAAAGGAACAGGCACTAGTGACTTTAGAGTTCTGCAAAACGTATCAAGCAGAGCGTATAGGCACAGCCCTGAACCCAGAAGTGCAAGTTAAGAGAGATGAATTGAGGAAGAAAATGATGTCCCTTAATGGAGTTTACTCTGGCGCTTCTACTAGACCCGTAGAGACTACACGCGAGACCCCTCAAATAGAGGGTGATGATATAGTCCGAACTGCATAGTGATATGCAGAGGGTTGGCAGAAATGCCCAACTTTTGTCAGAAGAATGTACACAAACTTCTTTCAAATAACAAATTGTAAAGCACAGGAAATGAAGAACTCTCTCGACGCCGCAATGCAGGGCATAGAAGGGCTCATCAACTCAGACGGGTCTGGTAAACAAACAATCTGCCTGACCTTATAAACATGTAGAGAATTCGGTGAAAACCCTTAGGGGCAATACCGAGCCGCTCCTCGTATCTGGGGAAGGTGTAACGACTATCCCGAAAGGGAGTAGGGAACAGTGTTCCCGAAGCACTACAACCTTTATGAAAAACTCAAATGAAATACTCTGGTCGTATCTGGCTGGGCTGTTCGATGGTGAAGGCACCGTCTGCATAAGCACCAGTCACAACCGAAACAATACAGCTATTTTCCAGATGAATGTGAAAGTGGCTAACACTAAGTTGGAACTGATGCAGTGGCTGATTAAAAACTTCGGCGGGTTTTACTCGGTGAGTCAAGCTAAATGCGAAGGAAATAATAGAGCTACTCAATATGCGTGGATGCCTAAAGGCAAGAACAATCGAATAGAGGTTCTAGAAAAAATGCTGCCATACTTGGTTATAAAAAAGCAGCAGGCTCTTATTGGTTTGGACTTTGAAAGAGTGTATGAAGGACGAAACGGATGTCAGCCGGGACTAAAACTGACAACCGACAGTCCTATCTACGTTGAAGCCCACGCAAAGAGGCTAGAATTAAGAGATCAGCTCGTAAAGCTGAATCGTAAAGGTAAGATATAGTCTGAACTCATAGGCAACTATGAGAGTGTGCGCGGAAACGGCGCATGCGTAACAGTATTGATGATTGACCAGATCCCCGCCACAGCAACCTTCGGTACAGGTACTGGTGCACAGACGGCCAGCATTGTTGGCATGAACGTCGCAGTGGCGTTCAGCGATCAGCAAGTGGTTTCGTTCTACACCGTTGGTGGCGTGAAGCGTGTCGGTGGTGGATACACATCGGCAACGATCTCGTACGTTGACGGCCCTTCGAACACCCTGTGGTTCAGCACCCCGCTCCCGACCGATCTCGCAGTCACCGACTACGTGGTTGTGAACGGTGCAACATACGGAACTGGCGCGTCCGTCCTCGGCATCAAAGCTTGGGATGTGAACTCCAACTCCGGTACCATCGCGGGCTTGAACCGCGCGTCTTACCCCGGGCGTCTGAGCACACCGACGATTAACCTCAACGGCGCTGCGATTACACCGGGCATCGCACAGCGTGCAGAAGTC